AGTGAAACCCTCCTTTATTATTTGAGAGGTAAAATGATGGTAGGTTTCAAGTACATTTTAACTGCTATTGAAATATAATGTCAAGTGTTTTTTACTATTTTTTTGGTTTTTTTCTTACTTTTTTATGCTTTAACGCAAAAAACGCCCCCAGCAAAAGCCGAGGGCGTGTTAAAGTGTTTACTATTTGATTATAGCATTAATTGTAATAATTGACTAAATCATCCTTATCTCGACAAGATAACCATACAGTACCGAATTGACCGAATTCAAATTTACGCCAGTACCAACCACCATAATATCCGCCTTCGCCAGTATCTGTAATATGAGCTTCATCAATTTCAAATGAGAAGTACATACCTTTCTTGAAGTCTTTATCAGCTCCGTCACGTACGTTATTGCCATTTTCATCTACCCAGTTTACTAATCCTACTGGGATACCGTTATCAGTCCAATCGAACCCTACTGGTGCGAGATAATCACATTTAATTTGATAAATACCATTAACAAACGCAACATCATTTGCAAGATAGTATGCTTTTGAGTCTGGTTTGCGTGTAGGTGTTTGAGCTACAGACGTATTAGGTTGTTGGTTTCCACCTGCACCATTGTAACGCCAAACTTCAATATAGGCTGGACGTTCAACAGCATAGTATTGTTCCCAATCGTGAGAAGTTACAGCTTGTCCAGCAGCACCACCAGTCCAGTAGTCAACTGAAATGAATGTGTTAGCATCTTCCATAACACCAACGTGCCCACCAGCACCGCCTGAACTAGACATATCTGCGCCCCATGACATCAATACAATATCACCACGTTGAGCAGTCCAGTCAGTATTACGAGAGACACGAATAAAGCCATTTTGAGCAAGTTGTGTACCAAGTGTTACTGTTGAGGGTAGACCGTTGATAGGAATACCTGCCTCTTTAAGCGCTTGCGAGATTGACCCTGAACAGTCCGCTGTACCGTCTGAGCCATTACGACTGCCATACATGCTATAAGTAAGTTTGCCTCGACGTGACTCGAACCAGTTGATTAAAACATCTGTATTCATTTATTTTCCTCCTTTGGTTTATCGTATGTTAAAGCTGTTTCACTGTCTTTTAGCCCTGCGGTTGTTGGGTCGTTAACAACTCCTAACAAAACAAGCAGTGTTAAAACTGTATTGACCACATCCTCAATGTTATCTGGTAGTTTCAAGCCCAATTGTTGTGCTAACAAAATCACTGTACTAGCAATAGCAATAAGTGTAGCTTTGTTTTTAAAACGTAATTTCCAATTAATCATGATAATTCCTCCAATTTAGTATCGATTTTTTCGACTTTTTCACTCAGATTGGTAATTTCGGTAGTTAGTCGAATAAGTGCTTCATTCTGTTTGTCGTGATTATCTAAACGTTTTTTAATTTCAACTAGTTCTTTATCACGCTGTTTTGCATTTTCTTCAAGAATTGTAGTGCGACGTTCGCTATTAGTCATGCGAGATTGAAAAAAAGTAAAGAGCGTTAATACTGAGACTGACGCACTTAAAATCATGCTTAAAAATTCTGGTTTCCACATATCTATCTTACAACCTCGATTCTAAGGTTCTTGCGTTTCTGGCTTCTGGTTGGCTAAATCAACGTAATATTGCGTACGTTCTTTAAATTGATCAGGAACTATATCGATTGTAATCCAGTTCATTTCAATTTGTAGTGCATAGTATTTTGCGAATGATTCAATAACATTTTTAGGAAATTTCATTATTCTTGTCCTCCATTTTCTTCTTCAGTTTCAGTTGGTTCTTCTGACGGTGTGTCAAATAACGCTAACACTTCCATCAACTGATTAATGCTATTAGTTGCGTTTTGAACCAAATCAACATTTTTAGCTGTTTCTTCTTTAGCTTCTTCAACTGCTTTAGTTACAATTGCAACCATGCTGTTTAAACTTGTAATCGCTGTTTCAACTTCAGCAAGCTTCTTATCAGCCTCTTCGACTGTCGCAGACATTGCATCAACTTTTTGTACTGCTTCTGGCATAGCTTTATCAGCATATTCGGTTTTGAAATAAGCATCACGAGCCAATTCGATAAGCTCATCGTTAGTTTTTCCTGTATGGTCACCTGCAATGCGTTCAGTAAATGTACCGTAACTACCTGACAAAGTAGCTAGTGTGATTTCAGTGTGTGTGATTTTTCCGTCAGTATAAATTGGGTATTTTCCGACAACGTTCCATGCTCTCATTATTCATCACCTCCTTTCATAACAGTTTCAGTTGGCTCAAGCCGTGATTCTAATTTTGCAATTTTTTCTCGCGCTTGTTCTAGTTCTGCTTCTAATCCTGCGATTTGAATTGCCTTGTTAGCGATTTCTAACGCTAGTTTTTGTTGAATTAATTCTTGAATTTTGTTCATTTTTTCTCTTCTCCTTTATGTTCCAGAAATCTTGTTAAGTTCAGATCGTATTGCATTTAGTGCTTGCGAAGATGTTCCTCCATTCAGAATATGTCCGAAACAATTTTTTAAAGTATTAATAGTAGCTCGCAACCAGTATCCAGAACCATCGCCGTTATCGAGTCGGAAATCTCCAGCTATAATACTAGAATTACGGTAATTAATACCATATGGTTTTAAAATTACGCTACCTGGTATGCTAGAAAAAGGTGAATAATTTTCCATCTTCCACCCCTGTGCAGGCATATTAGTTAAGACGTCATTGTTGTAAGAATGCGTAAAATAAACATTATCACCAATGACACGTAAAGTATCTGCTTGACCATGTTCGTTTGAAGCAACTCCATTAATTGTTTCGGCCACAATACCAGTAAATCCACCTTGGTCCCATTTACCATCATCAAGTGTAGTTTCCCGACGGTCACCACCTAAAATGACTCGTGACAAGATTCGACTAGTGTTATTAACTGTAATAGCAGTATTTGAAAACTTAAGTCCCATTGTGCTTGCACCATCTTCTACACGAAATACACCAGTGTTATTGTTATTGTAGAAAAGCTTACCAGTGTCCAAATCAAAATTAGTTGTGTTAGTTAATGATTGTAACTTACCCCCATTGATAACATTTGCAGTAATGCCACTTGACACAATTTTGTCCGAATTGATAGAGTTAGCCGCTATCTTATCGGTGGTAATAGCACCTGTAGCAATGTTTCCTGCACTAATCGTGCCTGTTTTGATTTGCGCACTCGTGATTGTGCCACTTGCGATTTGGCTAGCTGTAATACTACCTGCTTTGATTTTGGCTGCGTCCAATGTCCCAACCGTAATACGATCACCATTAATGCTGTTCGCTGTCATTTTGTCGGTGGTTACAGCTCCTGCCTTAATCGCGTCAGCTGTGATAGCATTGCTTGAAATCACGTCAGCAGTAATGATTTTACCGTTCAAATGTGCCGTATTAATCGATTTGCTGGCTATCTTGTTGCTTGTGATGGCACCATCAACAATCATATTCGCTTTGACGTTAATCTTGTCAGAAAACAGATTAATAGCATTTTGGTTAACAGCAAAATAAGAACCAATTGCATTAGCAACATCAGTTGTTGACTTGCCAGCTTTCATGACAATTCCATCTGTATTAATAGTCAAGCTAGCGCTCTTAACCGTCGTGCTGTCTAGCGTATTAACACCCGCTTGAGCTGCATCAGCTTTTGAAACAGCTGTGTTCGCTGTTGATTGCGCATTACTTGCTGCAGTCTGTACACTTGACACACTTGCGGTGATTGCGTCGGTCGTCTGTTTGATTTCAGACTGAGCACTCTTTAAATCTTGACTGCTTGCTAATTCTGCTAACGAAGGACTCCAGCCATTGTTTGATTTGCCTTTCTTAACTGAAACATCACCGAAATATAAGTCAGCTTGAGTACCTGCAGTCGTTGAACCGTTGTTGTCGAAACGAATATAACCTTCGTCGTAGTTGCCAGTATTGAAAGTTACTGAGACATCTTCTGCTTTTGAAGCTGATAACTTGCGACCGCTAACTAAGATTTGAGCTGAGTCAAAATCCTTTGTACTTCCGTTAACACGCTTCAAAAACCAGACATCCATATGACTAATAGCGCTATTGTTAAAACCTTTGAAATACAAAGTGTAATCAGTATTACGCTCAACTTTAAAGCGATTCATGCCTAATATTTTCTCGCTGGTAGCCGTATTTTTAATAATATACATTTTGAAAGCGCTATTGTAATAAAATGGGTGTGTTGCGTATTCTGCATCCTTGTATGGACTGTAGCCATCAGCTGGTCTACCGTATTCAACTAGATTCATTTCACCGCTTGGAATCTTCCCTTCAACGCTCGTAATCTTACTGCTCAACTCGTTAGCTTTAGCTGTGATATTGTTTTCAGCAGTCGTCACACGACCGCTTAGCGTATTGAAGTCAGTCTGTGAAACTTTGGCACTTAAACCAGTTGATAATGAATTAATCGAGTTAGTGTGTGATGTAATCGTACTGCCTTGTGTGTCGACTTTCGTGCTAAGCTGTTCAAGACCGTTTGCGGTTTGAGTTAGTGTTGTATTTAGCTTAGTGATGTCTGATTCGGTGTCCTCTGGAGCTGGTGAGTAATCAGACGGAATTGAACCGACTTCGATTTTGACACCAGTAATCCAAGCCATACCACTTTTAACACCTTCAAGATTAAATTTAATACTAGTTTTAAGCTGGTCGTATGACTTGTTAGATGCATAGTCATATGTGTACGTTACATATTTCCAGTCAGACGTTCCAGTGAACCAACCTATTGTTAAAGGGTCTGTACCTGTAGTTGCACCAGTCGAGCTGTTCTTGCGAACCAAACTGTGTTTAAAGCAGTTAAATACATTCCAGCTGTTCGCACCTTGGACAACATTCTCATATTTCACCCAAGCGCTAAAAGTAACTTTTTGATACAGTCTAGAGCTGAAATCTGGCTCAATATCAAAAGATAATTGTCCATAATTTAGAATACGATAACACTTCTTCTGACCTGTAACATGGTTGTCTGGTAGTGTTTCTTCTACGAAATTACCTGTTGCTTTTGATTGAATCCAAAGGTTTCGCCCACCAACACTTGTCAGTATTTTGCCCTCAACCGCTGACACTGCACTGGTAATTTGTCCAGGCACTGCTTCAACCTTTGTCTGCAAACTGCTAATGTTGCCGTTTGCTGTTTGCAGATTGCTTTGCAAGTTTGCGACTGCTTTATCATTGCTAGCTTGATAGTTAGCAAGGTTGGTTTTAGTCGTATTCGCAGTCGTAGTCGTAGCTGTTAAGTCATTACGAATGCCAGTCACATCACTAGTGTACGTAGACTTAGCCACATAATCTTTAGCAATCACTGTACGTTCTGCAGTCAATTGACGTGCTGTTTCAGTCTTTGCTGATTCGAAGTACTGACTAGCTCGTGTTGTTTCACCATCTTTATACATTTCAAGCGATTCAATGCGTGTTTTAAAACCTTGTGCCGTTTGTTCGGCAGTCGTCTTGTTAGACTGTACCTGACCATCGAGCGTTTGGACAGTTGATGACAGACTGGCGTAGTTTTGGTCTGCGGTCTGTTTGTACTCAGCGACTTTCGATTCAATGTCGGCTTCATTTTGGTTATAGTCTTCAACTACCGCAGATAAGTAGAGATTAAAGTTTTCAAGACTTACAGCTGTATTAAGCGGAAGTGTATTATTCAAACGAATAAATACGTTATCTGTTTTATACGTCTTACTAGCACCACTCAAATTAAATTTTAAGTCAAAGTGTTGTAAAGCAGTTGTGCCACCTTTGAATGTAATACCACCGCAGTTATACCAAGGGCTAGCACTAAAATGCACATTCGTTGTGAAATTTGATGGCAAAGCTGGATTGAAAGCAATATCAAAAGACATTCTCACGTAGTTTTTAGTAAAACGAGTATCATTTTGCCAAAATTCATCATCAATATAAGTTCTGGCGTCTTGTGTTTCTGTACTATTAATATAGTATTTACGTGATTTTGAATTTTTGAAATAGTTTCGACTACCGATTTTCAAAGTTTCAAACTTCGCATTAAGACCATTCAAGCCAGTTTCTAAAGTAGCTGTTTTTTGACTAGCACTATTAGCTGTCGTTTGAACTTGCGACAATGTTGTTTTAGTTCCTGCCAAGTCATCTTCAACCGTTTTAGTACGAGTTGTAACAGCAGTTAAATCTTTCTGCACGCTTGACATTGTGGTTTTAAGACCACTTACGCTGTCCTCTACCGTTTTAGTTCGACTGGTTAGACTAGCAATCGTCCTACCGTCACTTGAAACAGTTTGAGTTAACTCACTAAGATTGGTTTTAGTTCCTGATAAGTCATCTTCAACCGTCTTAGTTCGCTTAGTCAGATTCGTTAAATCAGTTTGAGCTGTTGATACACTTGTTTGTAGTTCACTAATTGATGTTTTAGCACTAGTTAAACCAGTTTCAACCGTCTTAGTACGGTTCGACACACTTGTAATGTCTTTGTCATTTTGAGAAACTGTTTTACTTAATTCGCTGACTGTTGTCTTAGTGCCGTTAGCAGTAGTCTCAACATTTTCTACTCGTGTAGTTAACGTCTCTTGCGCTTTTGCTTGTTCCGTTAACTGACTAGCTTGTGTCTGTAACTCTTTAGCTTGATTGGCTAAAGTCGTTCCTTGTGTCTGCAACGCTTTAGCTGTGTTAGACAAACTTGTATTGAGATTTGATACTTCACTCTGCAAGTTAGTAGCTTTCGTATCAACTGCGCTAACTGCGTTTTGAAAGTCTGTTTTAGCTTTAGACAAATCGTTAGCAACTGTGGTGAGTTGCTGTTTAGCTTCGCTTGCTGACGTCTTAGCAGCATTTGCAGTTGACGTTGTGGTAGTTAAATCAGTTTTGACTTTGGCTAAGTCAGATTTTAAAGTGTTGGCAGCTGTATTCGCTTGTTCTGCGACTTCTGCTGTTGCCTGGTTGATTTCATCAGCGTAGGCTTTAGCATTTGATTCTGCCTGTGTTTTAGCTGTGTCAATCTGTGTTTTAATTTCAGCTTTTGAAGTAGCAAGTTTTTCTGTAATAGTCGCTTCGAATTCTTCACGATTTGGAACGTCTTTTAGTTCATCAGCAATCTGTTCTTTGAATGCTTCAACATCATTAACAATAGGTAGCTCTTCCCAATCTGCTCCAGTCCAGTAATACATTTTCGTTGTGTCGCCGACTGTCAAATAAAGTGAGTCACCTTTATGTAATGTACCTTTTGGCTCATTTTTTGGAAATTCATTACCAAAATAAACAGTACTTTTACCATCTGCAGAAACTAGCGCTTTATTAGCCATTTCTACAGCTTTACCGACTGAATCCGACGCATTCTGAGCTTGTTCTTTAGTTAAGTTGTAACTTGCTGATAATTTCTTGACTACACCAATGTCATTACAAGTCACTTCATGTTTAACCAACTGACCAGATACATCATATTCACTAGTAAATGAAACAATCCTAATTTTTTCTTGAAAATCTAATGTTTCATTGATAGCCATGATGTAATCACCTGCTCTAGGTTGTGTATAGTCATAACCAGCACGAGTTAAATCTTCCATGTCAAGAGTAATCGAGATGCTGTAAGAATTATCAACGTTAGCTTTCAAAGCAGCAACCATGTTGTCTGCTTGTGTATAACGTTCATCAACTAAAGGTTCAGCTTCAAGTTTTCCGTATACGCTAGCCAATGGACTAGTGTATTCAGTAACTAAACGACCTTTAGTATGGTCATTCTCATCAACCCACGCACCGAACCCTTTTTGGTAAGTAACAAAGTCACCAATGTGTTTTTCAATGCCGAGCTCATTCATATTGAAGTTCTTGCGAACGACTGTTGATAGGTCCGTTCCCGTCTTTTCTAAGATACGGACCACTTTACCATTCACTTGGAATTCAACACCAGATGCCGTGATGATATCATTAAAGAGGTTCAGACGGCTCTTATAACCAAATGATTGTTTTTCAAATGCATAGACTTTCAAAAGCGGGTCAATTGTATAAGTATAGCCACTGTCTGCAAAGATAAAATCAAGATAATTCAGAACTGTATGTGAACCATCATTTAGTTGTTCATGCACTGATGACTTATCAAAATCCCAAAAGAACTGATGAACAGCGTCAAACGTAACATGCGTTGCCTTACCGTCATCGATAGGTTTAGCATAAGTTACCACGTAAAACTCATCATCAAAACGCAAACGCCAGCCACGTTCGATATTTGTTAGGACATAATCGCCTGATTCAATTTCACCAGTCAGTGAGCGTTCACCGTTAACAGCATTTGTAACTTTAATAGTGGCAAGTGCACCATGCTCAACACCTCTTTCATCTAAAAATGTAATCAAACTATCACCTCCTATTTATATAGTTCTTTAAAGTTTAAAATTTTTATTGTGCCCTTAAAGTCAGTTTTGTAACTAACCTTTTTTGTTGGACTAGGTTTAATAACAAAGTACGCATAATTAGTACGTGCATTAACATTTTCTAAATTCTTTGTTGTTTCAATGCCAGAAATTTTAAAAATATCACCTGCAGAAATATTGCCTGATTGTGAGTAAGTAAAACGATTATCTCCAATTTCGAGATAAAAGTTTGATTGATTACCTGTTGCTGTTAATTCAACAACAAACGGAACTTCCAATTGTGATAACTTAGCAGTTCCAGCATAAGCAATTTGATTGTTAGCTAGCGTTACTGTCTTCGGCGTTGTTTCACCATATGGCAATTCAGCAGTAATAAAACTAATTGAAAAATCATATTTTAATCCTTGACCATAATTGCCAACAAAAGTGAAATCAGCTTCGCCTTCTGCAGTGACTTTCCAACGATAATGCCAAGCCGTGTGTGGTTGATTTACAAAATCTAAATCCCCAGCTGTTTGACCAGGGATTTGATAATTGTAAAAATCAGAATTGGTTGGGTACATTTTAGTGATATAAAAAGGCTCGTCATCTAGTAACAAGCCAAATACATCATCTTTTAGACTTAAGAACTCTTGGACATTCGTAACAGCTACACGCCCAGTCACTTTAATGACTTTAGCATTAAATGTTGCACCACCAAATACTGTACCGTTACGACCAGTGACAGAACGCTTATCAAGAGAGATTCCAGGTGCGCTGTCGTCAATATTAATATTATAAAAGCCGTAGTCAGACAGCTTGACTGATGCCGTTCCTTTCGTAATTAATAAATCCATATTTCACCTTTCTAATAATTAAAATAATCATTTTTAGTATCTTCTCTCGCTTCGCGTTCTTTTACTGTTGTATAAATCTTGTCGCCAATCAATTCATTATGGACACCAAAGACTGATTGTGACAATTCACTGTTTTTCACTTCGTCTGACAAGCTATCAAGTGAAGATGATAGACCAGATGTGCTAACACTACCAGCAATTGCCATAGTACCGTTGACACCCCAGCTTTGGTCTGTAACAGCTAACGCATACTCTTTGCTGATGTCGTTGATTCTACCTATCCAGTCAGACATGCCAATAGCGAAGCCTTCGCCAGTATAGCCACCGAGTGATTTCATCACACGAGATGGTGAGTGAATATCTAATGCTCTACGAATTGTTGCTGTTACTCGTGCTGCGATTCCAGCTGCAACAGCATAGATATAGCCTGCTGAGCCTGCAAGACCACTTGCAAAACCAGCACCAGCATAATAACCAGCCGATTGCATACCACCAGCCGTGCTATACATGATTGATACCATGTGACTACCTGCGCTACTTGCTACTGCAACAGCACCATTCATACCGTTTTGAACAGCTGAACGGACACCATTCATACCAGATTGTGCAGCACTTTTCGCTTTATTAAACGAATTAGTAAATGTAGAATTCATCTCATTTCCGGAAGATTGAACACTGCTAGTCACTTTGTTCATACCACTTTTAACTGCATTTGCAATGCCATTCATTGATGATGTTGCAGATGACTTAGCCTTATTGAAGTTGTTAGTGATGTTTGACGCCATTTGTGATGATGCTGAGTTAGCAGATGAAGCGGCTGAATTAAGCTCAGATGTGATATTGCTTGATAATCCACTAGCTGAACCACTTGCGTTAGCTTGCATTGATGCCATGTTTGCACTAACACCGCTATTCATAACAGCTGCTGAATTGTTTGCATTTGCTTGTGCATTTTGCATATTACTTGATACACCAGCTGATAAATTCAATGCTTGATTGACAGCACCAAGGTTCATGCTTGATGCTGCTGTATTAACACCGTTTGCCATAGCTTGCGCTTGAGTTGTTGCATTAGTACTTGCTGTAGTCATTCCAGTAGCAACGCCATTTGCCATATTATTAACATCATTGATTGTCTGGAAGCTCATTTCACCACTCATGCGGTTAACTTCACTCTTCATATTTTGAGCATTAGTTGTTGCATTCGTACTTGCTTGTGCTGTACCAGCATTAATACCGTTTGCCATAGCAATTGAATCATTAAGTGCTTGAACACTCATGATACCAGTCTGCGCATTGACGTTTGACGCCATTTGAGTTGCGTTGTTAGTCGCATTCAAATTAGCAAGACCAGTATTTTGACTAATACTGTTAAGCGTTGCCATTGTATCTGCACTAGTTTGTGCGCTCATTTGGCCTGTTCCTGCAGCAATTGCATTAGTCATTTGAGTGACATCGCTGCTAACTTTCGCAGTAGTTTCAGAACTTTTACCAGTGATTGTGTCCCACAACGAACCAAAGCCGTTTTTAATACCGTCCCAAACACCTTTCAAAGCGTTAGGGATAGCTTCTAACATAGCTTGACCAAGTCCAGCAATAAGTTGGACCCCAGCTGCAAGAATTTGTGGAATATTTTGGATAATTGTTACTGCTAATTGACCAACAAGTTGAATGCCTGCAGCAATAATTTGCGGTAAGTTTTGTGTAATTCCTTGAATCAATGATTGAATGATTTGAACAGCTGACTGTACAATCTGTGGTAAGTTCTGAAGAATACCTTGTACCAACATTACAATGATTTGAATACCACCTTGTAAAATTTGTGGTAAATAACTAGCTAAGCCTGTGATGAATCCAGTAATAACCTGCGTAGCGATTGAAATGATTGTTGGCAAATTCTGGATAATTCCCTGAACTAAGTTAGTGATAATCTCAATACCTTTAGAAATGATGTTTGGCATGTTAGCAGATAAACTTTGACCAAAATTATCAACAATCTGTTGCGCATATTGTAAAAGCAAAGGTAAATTTTGAACCAAACCATTGACGACATTTGCAATAAAGTCCATACCTACAGACAATAGTTGTGGTAATGCACTAGCAATCGAACTAACAAATGTACCAATCACTTGAATAGCAGACGCAATCAAGCTACCAGCATTAGCTCCCACGCCTTGAACAAGACTAGAGATTAATTGAACACCTGCTTGCACCAAAACTGGGAACATCACAGTAAATGCATTAGCAAATTTAGCAATTAATTCTGTACCTGATGCAATCAAAAGTGGAATTTCACCTGTAATACCATTGACCAGATTCATGATGATTTGTGGTCCCTTGGTTGTAACTGTAGCTAATAATTGGTCAATCTGTGCACCAAATTGACTATTAATCAAACCAAGACCAGCAACAACTAATCCGAGAATTGCTGCAGGACCAATAACCGCTAACGCCATACTAGCAACTGATGTAATACCATTCGCCATAGTAGACATAGCAGATAAACCTGTACTTGCCGCGCCACTGAATGCACTAGCCATTCCAGAACTGCCAGCGCTTAATTTAGCCATACCAGCTGAAGCAACACTAAAGGCATTGCCAATAACAGAACCAGAAGTTTGAGCTTTAACAGCAAGACCGCCCATAACCTTACCAAGGTTACCTAAATGTTTCATAGCAGGGCCGAATGCAAACGAACCGACTAAGCCTGCGATTGCTGGCATTGCATTCATTGCTGCAGCTTTAAGACGTTCAATTGGTTCAATTTTAGTTTCTAGTTTCTTAGCGTCAGCATCTGCACCAGAAAACATTTCATCAATTTTCTTTTTAGTCTCATCTGCACCGAATGCAATTTGATAAAGTGCAAGTGAGACGTCTTGAACTTTCTTGACGAATTGGTCGACAACCTTACTTTTACTAAAACTGTCAATCATTCTATCAAGAATCTTAACCACACCTTGCAAACCAGGAAGCATTGCACTACCGATTTGGATTTGCAAGGTTTCAAACGAACCACTTAAATATTCAACAGCACCTTTTAAGTTGTTAAGTTTTTGAATAGCCACATCTGCTGCAGTAACTTTACTGATTGCTTCCTGCATGGCATCTGCTCCAGCAGCACCCTCTTTCATAGCAATGTTAGCAGCACGAATGGCGTCAGTACCAAACATTGTCTTAAGAGCGTTCTGTTGTTGCTCAGCAGTCAAACCTTTCAAGCTATCTTGTAAGATTTGTGAGATTTCACTAAATGACTTAAGCTTACCTTCTGCTGTATAGAATTGATTGGCTCCATCAGCAGTAATAATGCCCAATTGTTGCATTTGAGCTGCCGCTTTATCAGTTTGTGGCGACAAATTCAAAAGCATTGTTTTAAGAGATGTACCTGCATCAGAGCCTTTAAGGCCGTTTTGTGCAAAGACTGCAAGAGCGTTAGTTGTGTCATTAAATGACATACCAACACCAGAGGCAACCGCTGCAACGGCAGAAAGTCCGTATTTCAATTCGTGGACATCTGTTGCTGAAGCATTCGCTGCACCTGCTAACTGGTTAGCTGCATCGGTAACACTTAAATTATCAGATTTAAAGGCGTTAAGCGCTGTTGAAGCCACTTCCGCGGCTTCCGTCAAACTAAGTTCACCAGCAGTGGCTAAGTTAAGAGCACCAGTCAAACCACCATTTAAAATAGAGGCTGTATCAACCCCTGCTTTACTCAACTCAGCGATAGCGTCTGCTGCTTCACTGGCTGAAAATGCAGTATCCGCACCAGCTTTTTGAGCAGCAGCATTGAATTGCTTCATTGTTTCAGAACTAGCACCAGTAAGAGCCTTGATGTTGCTCATTTTTTCTTCGAATTCTGCTGCTTTTGAAACTGAACCAACAACCGCAGCCTTAAACCCTTGAAAAACTGCAAATGCCGCACCAAGAGCTGTAACTGTCAAAGTAGTTTTAGTAATACTATTTCCCAGCTCTCCCATTTTTGAACTAATACCATTTAGTGCAGTAGTAGCCTTACTAGACAAATTTGAAAAACCAGAACCAAGCGAACTAGCCATTTTAGTCGCAACACTTGCAGCTTTACTACTTAAGCTAGTAAGACTACTTCCTACTTTCCCAACAAAAGAATTACTGATTGTATTTGAAGCACTGCTTACTTTTGAACTAATCGTGCTAAATGCTGAGCTAACCTTGCTAGTCGCCGATGTAGCAAAGCTAGAAACTGAGCTAGTTGCTTTTATAAAAGCGTTTTGAATAGGCTGAGGGATTTTATTAGCTATTGAGTTGACACCACTCTGTATAGCTGTTAAAGCGGTATTAAACCCATTTTTTATGGGCTGAGGAATCTTTTCGCCAATTGATGAAGCTATACGCTGAATTTCGCCAATAGACAGATTTAAGCCTGTGCTAAATGCTGTTCCTAAACGTTTACCAAGTGATTCGCCATTGTTTGCCAACTGCGCCATAATTTGACCAACACGTTGAACTAAACGATTAGAATTATTCACAGCTGCATCCTGTGCTTTCTCAAAAGCACGCTGTGTTGCGGTTGTAATCTTATTCATTGCCGCTTGATAATCAGCAATATCAGCACCGACATAGGCATAAATTGAGCCATCAAATTCTGCCATATAACTCCCCCTTTCTGTGTTATCTGTTCATGAAATGGTCATTGACTTTTTGCAGACGTTCAGCAAGACTACTATTAGTCGTTTGCCTATTGTTATTTGCATGAAAGGCTTGTTTAACTTTATTTCTGTCTTTTTTCTTGCTAAGTTTATTTGCACTAGCACGTTTAGCATTCATAGTGTAGCGCATTTCCATAGCAAGCTCTGACAGATTTTCGCGAAAATCAATCTGTCTGTAATGAAGCCCCTCTAAAATTGCGTCAAGTTCCCATTTGTTGCAAGAGTAGATTGTTTCTAAGTCTGTTAAACCAAGACGTGCACACTCAGTTAAGATAGTGCACTTTTCATCTTGCCAATAAGTTTTTCGGTAATTTCGACTTGAAGCGCTTCGCTGTCCTCTTGCGCTTTCATGTATTCTACTGCTGTTTCCAAGTTTTCGATATATTTCAAAATCTTGTTCTTGAAAAAACCAGAGTCAACCATTTCTTGTTGAATTTCTTCAAACAAGCTTTCTGTGTCATCAGCATCATTATCCACTAGCCAGGTTTCAATCGCTGTGATAGCGTCATCTTCTGAAATAGCTTTACTAAACGCTTTGTTAGCTGACAAAAGAATTAAATCAACAAGTCCCTCATCATTACGATTTAGAATGTTGTTAAACAATGTACCGACACCGTCGTTGTTACTTGAACCAGTGTCTTTATTTTTAGTGGCAAGTTGTTTGTCAACCTTAAACATTGTGCGGTAATCAAACTTAATTTCAATGATTTTATTTTTAACTTTAAATTCCATAAAGTGAGTTATCTCCTAACTAAAAAATAAAGGCTGGATTTAATATCCAACCTTTGACGTGTTATTCGCTTGTTTTGATGTTATCGTAATCGCCAGTTGTGTCGCCTGGGTTTTGATAGTTATAAACCTCATCAAGCAATGCAATTTCTTCGGCAGTCAATGGAAATTTACCATTTTTCAGCTTACCGACAATACTTGCTGTGTAGCTAGTTTCGATAATATCTTCAATACCTTCATTATATTCAATATCACCAATCTTAGCATAGCCGAATTTGGCAGGATAAAAATCTTTTTTAGGTTCACCATCTTGTGTTTTCAATGTTTCATCAACAAGCACACGCCAAATTTTGACTGATTCACCAGTGTCATTCGCTTGTTCAAGCACATCAACTGATGGGTCCTTCGGTGCAAATTTAGTCGTCAACTCAATTTCGTGGCTAGTACTTGTTTTATCAAGTAAAAGCCCTTGTTGTGTTTGTTCGTCTGAATATTCAGCACCAAGTGTCAAACTGCCGTCTGTACGATAAGCTGGTAAGATAGCATTGCTGCCAAGTGCAGCATGAATAGACTGAATGAAATAAAAGACTTTTTTACCTGCTAACGGCTTAGCAGTCGTTACTGTAATTTGTCCTGTCATGTAGTAACTTCTCCTTTAATTAATAAATAGTATCAGATACAGTAATAGAGACGTGGTATACTTCACGTCCTATGCTATCATCTGGAATGATATTAGCTGTTACATTTCGACGTCCTAACGCCCTTAAAGCTTTTGCTTTAACTTCTTCTGCATCAGTTCTACTTGAACCGTCTAGGAAGATGTCAATATTTACCGTAATATCTTCAATAACAGCCCCTGTTTGCGCTGTTCGTGAAGTATCTGATGAATTAGAGCCAATCACAATAAAAGGCTCTAAAACGTCAGAATTTGGCAAATAAAAATAGATTGGAATAGCTAACACTTCCAATCTATCGTGTAGTTCTTTTAAAAATAAAGTTGATGGTGAATAAGTCGTCATATATCACCTATCTTTCGTATAATTTGCGTAAATTGCTGATTAATTTTGGTCGTTCAGCATCAAGTGCTGGTTTTAAGTATGGCTGTGCTCGCATTTTTCGGGTTCCTTTTTCCACATATATTGCATAATGTTGCGGTGCAGTAACTTTATAAGTTAGATTGCCTGCTTTTGCTGAAAAAATTGTATTTTTCAGTGCACCAGTATCAACTGGCGCTTTTACCTTAGCCATGCGTTCAATACGCTTACTAGATAAATCTAATTCACGGTTAGTAGCTATACGTGCCTGCTTGCCTTTGTTAGCAATTAATCTAACCATCTGGTCAACACCATGTACTTTGAATTTAATACTCAAATGTAAATTACCGTCGAATTTTTGTGATGTTTTTTACCCTGTATTTTGCGTTTTTTACCATCATAGATAATTTCAGAAAAACCATCATAGTGTCCTTGCAAATGCAACTTAAAACTATCAAGATTGTATTTCCCGAAGATGCCCATCTGTTCTGCATTGGTCAAATTATCTTCCTGACAAGGAATTGGTTCAGATTGTTTCTTAACGACTTTATCACCCAAAAAATCAGCTTCAGTCGTTTCAACGATTAAAATAACACGTTTGTTATATATCATATAAATCTTGTAATTCCTTTCGCTTGATAATTTCGACCAACTGCAGCACTCTTCAATGTACTTTCATATTCATCTAAATACTTATCCCAGTTAAATGAACGACCTTCTTCACCATCAGCTGTAGCACCTTCCGAATTCAAACGATTGTAGCGTTTAATAGCTACATCTCGAATGATGAAAGTTAAACGATTTGGAACTTCTGTTAACTCGTCTTCGCTAAATTCATTGAGCTTAGCCAGAACACGGTCAACACTTTCATTGATTGCTAGTTCAATCAACCTATCCTGCGTTGTATCTTTATCAGAAATTCCTTTAAATAATTTAACTTCCTCTAAAATCAACGCTTTGTCCATAATCTAGGTTATCCTCCTACCACTGGTGCCGAAGCAGCTGGTGCCTCGATTGTAGCCTCGATGACACCTTTAGGAATTTCAGCAAACAATTTAAGAGCGCCGAAGAATACTGACTCATATGTAAGGTTATTAAGACTACGGTCACGACCTGAAGCGATCAAACCAGTTTCATCAGTGTAGTCAGCAAACATTCCACCTAAATCGGAGCTGTTCACATCAAGATAAGCAAGTACAATGTTCTCTACTGCAGTTGAGTAAACTTTACCTTGCGGGACGTTTGGCAATATAATAACGTTTTGCATACCAAGGAAATTCTTAAGCAATGTCATACCAAAGACGTTTGATGCATCAGCTCCGACCGCTTTATCACCAAGATAGTCAGCAACGTCAAGCGAGCTTACGAATGATACGATTGGAGAGCCATCGAATTCAGAGAATGTTTGAAGTTTGCCCCATGTTTGAGCAAGCGCACCTTGAAGACCTGTGCCACTAACCTTAGTTGGTGCTGTTTTCAAGAAAGTAAAGAAATCTGTTTTAATACCATTTTGAATTTCACGCATTACACGTTGGTCCGCTTGGTCAATTGCCAACGATGCACCATGACGTGCAATTGCTTCAGCAGAAACAGCACGACGTTTTTTAAACCATTCAACTTGATATTCTTTATCTAGTGCACGAGTCACTTTAGAAAGTGGAATGGTTTCACCTTCACCAACGTTAGTATTGTTGATGTCTGTTTCCCATTTGTACGTACGAATTTTCATGTCAGCTGACAACGGTTCTTTACGTGTCACACCGAGAAGTTTCAAAAGTTCAGAGATGTTAGTACTAAATTTGTTAACGAAATCAATTGATTTAATTTCGCCCAAATCATTCATAACGGTTAATTTTTCTTCAGCCATAAATTAGCCCTTTCTAAATAATTCTAAGTTTTCTGCAATGAGTTTCTGACGTTCATTTACGTCTTTAACAGCCATAATTTCAGCTTTACTCATTGCGCCTGCTGTTGCCCCACGACGTGGTTTATCTTGCGTTAGACGCTCATTCACGCGCTTTTCAACAGCTTCATCAAATACCTTTCGAACACTTGCAATGTTGTCTTTAACAGCTTCTGCAGTATCTGCCATGACCACATCAAGGAATTCAATTGGTAAACCTTCATCTGCCAAAAGACTTTGTGTTTCAATACGCAATTCTTTGACTGCGATTGCTTTTTCACGAGCTTCAAGGTCTGCTAAGCGCTTAGCCTCTTCCTCTTTAGCACGTTCATCTTTTGTCAGTTTTGCTAAACGTTCACCTTCAGACTGTGCTTGTTTAATTTTGTCTTCAGCGTCTTTTTGTGCTTTGGCCACTGCACGTTTAACACGTTCTTGAACAATATGATCAAGTTCATCTTGAGTAAACGTTTTGTCCACTTCAGTATTCCCAGGATTGTCGACTTCTTCCGTTTTAACTACTTCAGTGTTTGTTTCTTCTGCCATGTTGGCTACCTCCGTTTTAAGTCTGTAGTTAGACTGATTACCTTGCACCTTTTAATGTCATAAGCAATTTTGGACAAAATAAAAAGCCGTATTGCTACGACTTCTTGATATATTTTGCAATTGTGTCAAACAATGCAACAAAAAACATTCCAATGATGAATAACAGCCACCCTGCTGCCATCATACCAATTAAAAAGGCAACAAATTGCCAAACTAATGAAACCATGTATCTCTCCTTTTTAAACACAAAAAAAGCGCCTAGATTAACTCTAATCCTTTGCTTTTTTCGTAAAGTATTACGTTGTTTTTCCTATTTTTCTTAACGATTGTTCATCTAATTCCTCTTCATCAGGAATAACAGCAGAACGGCAATTATAGTGGAAAGGCGGTGCAGTGACACCAGTTTCAAACTCATCAATTCTGTAACGCTTATCTTCACTGTGGATTCTCTTACAAATCTGTGATGTCCTATTATCCATCTGTACAGATATGCGATAGAATTTCAAACCAGACTCTTCATAGCGTTTGATAGCTGAACGATTGACAATCGCTGTGCCATCAGTCCTAATAAGTGTTTGCGCTCGCGAACGTGCTACATTGTACTTCTTAGCAAGTTCCCCAGCCATGCTACGAACATCATCACCACGAATAAAACCACGCTTCAGAACGTCTCTTAAATCTCTGGCTAAATTATCTGTATTGCCCCAAACTTGCTGCGAATAGTTCCGACCATTGAAAGGCGTATTGATAAGTTCTTTTAATGCTGGTTCATTCAATGCGCCACTATTACCACCCATCACTTTCCTATAAGCATACTTAGCAGTTGACTTCAAATAGTTTTCAAACGACTTCTCAATAATGCCTTGCATAACACCAATTTTATAAGTCATTTCAAGGTTTAATGCGTCGAATCGTGTTACTTTTGAACCAACATATTGTTCATTAAGTCGTTTTAGCAAATCTGGGTTATTTTTGGCCTGCTCACGATACTTCTTAGCGTTCGATTGATAATCTGATAGGTCGACACCTCTAAGGCGTTGTAGAGCGTCAGAATAGCTCATTTTGTTATCATCAGCATATTTCGTTACAAACGCAAATAAATCACGTTGAATTTGCGCTGACTCGTCTGCGTAAATCTTTTGCAATTTAGCAAACATGTCAATATCTGTACCATCAACATAACGCATAATGTCATTACTACGTTTATGCCAATAATCATTGTGCTTCTTCTTGGTCATCAGCAGTCACCTCGCCAATTCGTGGCTCTGGTTCTTGTGGCTCTTCAGCTTTCAGACGTTTCAATTCATCTTCCGCATCAATCCCAGTCACCTGTTCTAACAACTCGTAAACTGTTTGATCACTTACCACGCCAAACAATGATTTAGCGATGTTAGCTAATTCAGTGTCATTTTGTGGCAAGTTTGGACTAAAGATGACTTCTGTTTGATTGATAGCTTGATAATTCGTTGCTTCATTGCCTTTAACTTCCCAGATGTTGACCGCTAAACGCAAACGTCGCATAAGTCCTTTTTTGAACAAGCGTTCTTGTTTGCTGCGATAGTTATCAGATGCCATCAACTTATATTTCATGGATTCACCAGACTGGATACCGCTAAAGTTATTGTCAAGAATATCAGGCGTGAATGTGAAACGTAAAATATCGTTAACTAGACGTTGCTTGTATGCCTCAGCACCAGCTGAGTCGTACTGCTTAACCAAGTATTTAGCATCTGGCTGTGAACCACCAGGATTAGGATTGTCATCAAGCACGGCAATCTGTGCTTTTTTAAAGCCAAGTGCCACACCTAAACGACCGTTAGGATTAACACTACCATCTTCAAGATAATCGTTATCATCCGAACCAGTATAAGGATTACCAGTGATTAGTAAAATAGCGTCATTACTATTTTGTTGGAAATTAGCTAGCTCGGATTGTGACAAGTCGTATGCGTCAATATCATCAAGAACCGATTCATAAGCACCTGTGCGGTCCTCATTGTTTTTGAATTCATTAATCGGAACACCTTTTAGATAATGTTCTATTTCATCAACTAAATGAAGTCCGAATGTATCTTGATTATCATCAATGTACGTATAAATCATATTGTCTGAATACACACGTACTACAGTTTTACGAAGTCCGCTACCATAATCGACTTCGTAGTAATTAATACCTAACAATGATTTTTGTTGATACGTATCATCATAAATAACAAACGTTTGTTCAGGCGCTAAATGATACAGTTTTAAAATAACACCTTCGTTTTCATCCTCTTCAGGATTTAGCAGTTCGTAAGCGCGTCCATAAATAGACAAGTCAGTCTTAATCAAGATATTATGATAAGCTTCGTTTGTCTGTTCAGAAAATGTATCAATCAATTCTTGCAGTGTTTTATCCTCGTTTGTATACTTAACAGGATTGCCAAGCATGTAGCCTTGTTCAAACACTGTAATGTACTTAGCAAAGTCACTTGAAATACGATTATCAGCCGCAAATTCATCTGTTTTATCAGGACGATATTTGATGTTATTATCACCTAGATAATAACGTTTAAGCTCTTCCAAACGCGCAATCTGTAACTTATGTGTGTTGATGTATTGTTTTAATTGTTCAATCCATTTTTGAGACGCAAAATCAATAGCTTCATAGTCTTCCGTCAGCATGATAATTTGGTCGTTACTGTGTGGATTAAACCTGGTTTTAGATAAGAATTTTGCCATGTTTTACCTCAAAATAAATAACTTGCTTTCTTCGTTTTCTCTCTCGTGTTGCTGTTTGCTCTCATATCATCAGCAAACGCATATCTTGTTGCGTCAATCGTGTGGTTATCCTTATCCTCTAGTCGTGGTTTAGGATTGCCGTCACGGTCGACTTGATAGTCAATATTTTCAAATTCTCGTGCAATGTTCGGTGTACGCTTTGGATCAATGCAAATGAAATCTAAATCATCAAGCCAACGTTCACCAAATTCAACCGAATCAGGACCTTTTTTAACGCCGTACACGTTCGGTAAATTAAAATCGCCATGCAGTTCCGCAATAGACTTAGGTTCAGCACTATCTGCGCCGATTCGGTCTGATTGATAACCTCGCGACTTAATCCAATTAGCTGCCTGACGGTTGCTGATTTTCTGACCATAGAATTCATCAATTGCGTAAATGCCATTGTGTTTCTTGTCATAATGCCAACGAACGAATGCCAGCGGGTCAGTTGCATAACCAAAGTCAAGGCCGTTTCGGATATTGTCAAAGTTGGCTATCAAATCATCTGGTATTGTTTCAAAACGTAAGTTATCAAACGGAACAACTCCAGAACCGATTGCCTCACCAAGATATTCCCAGCGATAACGCCGCTCATCCCTAGTTTTTGTAGCTTCAGCCTCTTCGATGAATTCCTTAGCGATGTATGGATTATCAAGATAAGTCGAATGATGAACAAATGTATTAGCTGGTTGAAACTGCGTTCCATATTTCTTGTTAACCCATGACTGTTTTCGTTTTGGCGGATTATATGTGTAGAAGAACTTATAAAAAAGACCACTACTAAGCTCACCACGTAAAAGTGAGTTAGTAATCGTCTTAACTTCATCTTCAGTTTTAAACTCAGCTAATTCTTCAATCCACCCAATCGCAAATGGAAATTGACTGTCTTTCAGTGATTTAATACGTTCTGGATACTGTGCACCACGAAAGACAATATAATTCCCTCGTAGCAAGTATGTAATGCGCAATGGTGATTTATTGAACTTAAACAAGTGTGTCACTTGCTGCTCACTAATTGCCCATTTCAACTGCTCATAGACTGATTGTTCAAGTGTGTTATCTGTCTTACGAATACACACAGCGTTAACAGCATAGCGCATAATCAGCTGGATGATGATATGTGCTACGTCTGATGACTTACCAGAACCACGTCCACCTTCGCATACAACATGCAAAATGTTTTGATTGAGACTAGCACGCCACACGCTATGAAATTTAGGCGGTATCAAACTTGAAAGTTTAACTGATGTCATCTTCAAACACCACCTGTTCAACAGTTGCGTCTAATTCAACTTTATCAGTAAATAACCTATAACGCTTACCAAGCAACTCAGCTGCCTTAGTACGCGCTTGAACTGGTGGAACAGCGTTAATGACTTTTTGTGTACCCTCACCGTCTAAGACAAGCAATGGTTCAGTCTTTTCGCCACGCATGACAGCGGTCAGGTATTCCATGACTTCTTGCTGGTCAGCTACTTTTTGAGATTGCAATTCTGCTAGCTTTTCATCAATATAAGATTTCACACTCACATTTTCCAACAATTTTACTACATTGCCTTTAGCATAATTTTCTGAATAACCAGCCGTTATAGCCGATTGATAAGCATTTCCAGAGATGATGTACTCATCTGCAAAACGTTGTTGTTTTAAAGTTAATTTAGTGATTTTCCATCACCTCCAATCTAAAATAAAAAGCCACACAAACGTGTGACCGTAACAGGAACAACTGGGCTCGAACCAGTGACCCTCTGATTAAAAGTCAGTTGCTCTACCATCTGAGCTATGTTCCTACCAACCAACAGTGCTGCTAGCTTTCGCATTACGGCAAACTCCTGTAGATTGTGACGCAACTCTTTATCGTTAAAACACAGGTTACAATGTTGCGCCTTATGTTATTTTGTTGTTTTTATCAATAAAAGGCAAGATCTGATGTCTTACCTTTAAATCTTGATGATACCATAATAGCGCTTTTTTCGTGCGACAAATAGCACCAAAAGTCGCAACTTTAACAAAAACCATAAAAATCAGCAAAAATTTCCAGAATTCGTTGACGTCTGCGGTAAATCGTGCTTCGGTCATATGCCATTTTATCAGCGATTTCTTCCCACGTATTGACACTGCCACGGGACCATCGTAGCCAAAAGATTTTTGTCATGTCTTCATCTAACGTGCTTAACGTGCTCTCTACAGCATGTTTTTGTGCATATAGACTATTTAGACGCTGGTCACTATCCCATTTGGCAACTAAGTTCTCAGTAGGTTTAGATACGATGTTTGTACGTCCACCACCTACGTTTTCATCTGTATTTGGAACGTCACTAATTTCTAGCTTACGTACTGCAATTTTATGGTCGATGCTCACATAATCAAACAACAACTCATCAAGTGCTTTTAATTGTGAATTGCTCAATTTTCCCACCCTAAACAGCTCCTTTTTATGATATAATATAAGTATCATTCATATATCTTAGGTCCTTGCGTGTGCAGGGGCTTTTTTGTGTTTCAAAAAAATGGGCAGGCACACGACCCGTACATTGAATTAAAATGGTGCCTTGCATAATAACAGGCGGCTGATGACCCGCTTTAGGATATGAGCTTAAAAAGATAGAAAAGAAGTACCTCGTTTCTAATTTTATTTCAGCCTATGTTTTTTGTTAGTGTGTAACCCGATAAACACACTAACAGATGTACTAATTTTTGTAATATGTAGTAGTTAAAACCATGAATTGTAAGAAGGAGTGCTTTAACCACCTCCAATATGAAAAATTATTTTCGGGTTATACCCATGGTCGGAATCGAACCGACCTGATACCGTTATGGGTTACCACCGTAGCTATCAGCGTGATAGATAATCATTTGATTGTCTTTTAACCGCTTGATTTCGTATTTTTGCTTAGTGTTTTCAAGTTTTAACTCGGTAATTTTATTGTTATAAACAGTTTTTTGTATTCCTAGCTCAATCGTGAAGAAGACGACTGCAACGATGATTGTAAACGATAACAACACGCTTAAAATCTTGTATTTCTCGCTTTTCAACTTACCACCTCATAGTATTCTGTCTGTCCGGGCTCTTTACGAGCTTGTTCTAGGTATTTTAGAGCTTGTTTTCTTGTTTTAAACTCCGTTTCCTTAAAATCTTTGGCTGTGGCGAACCAAGTCGCTGTTTTCATCTTCGGGTTGTATTCTCTAACGATAAATTTTCTTGTCATAATTCCTTTATTTCCAATCTAACCCTATATTTTCCGGGTATTTCGCTTGGTCCACCTCGTTTAAAAGTCATAAACTTAATGACTTCTGAATTGTCATCCGTCCAAATTCCAGCGTCTGTCAGTCCATCAACGAGCGCTTTTATTGTCGGATAAAAATTTGGTGGGTCAAGCCGTCTTTTTGTAGGGGCGTAAATCGTCACTACGAGCCCACAAGGGCGCTTTTTTGAATAAGGGGTACAATTATACCTTTGACCCTCTTTAGCGGCTGTGGCACGTAAATATGCGGTGATTTTGGCCTTTTGCGTCCAGTGCGGACGGTCATTGGCGTTTAACATCTGTTTTTGCTTCTTGGTATTCGATAAAATAAATTCAAATTTCATCGCTACTCCTTAAAAATCAAAAGCGGGCACATTTAAGTGTGAGTAAGGCTTGTGCCCGCTGAAATTCTTTACATGTCGTCCTGTTAACCGACACGTACTTTCTAGGTCACTTTTTGAGCCGTTTCCGAGGCTTATTTTTTGCTTTGACGTTCTCCCATAAGGTAGCCTAAGAGGACCCAAAGGAAGGCCGTTCCTGCCTCTCTAATAAAATCAATCATTCTGTTTCTCCCTTCGGGTTGAAATACCATTCAAGCATTTTTGCTTGATTAACTGTTAAGAATTGCTCAAATTCTTGAAGTTGCAAGATTGCCCAACGTAATCGATGAAGATCAGTTTCACCCTTTGAGTAGAAACCCGAGACGCTGAATCGTAGTTTCAAGCGATAAGCGTAGCCTGTCTTGCCTAAATCATCAATATTGAAAGCTGGTTCTTTTTCGAGTTCGAGATCTAAGACGAATTCCTGACCAAGGTCATGAATGACCTGTAAGTTAGTTCCGTCCGAATAGATAGTAACACTATCTGAAACGTGTTCCATTTGCATTTTTTAATCTCCAATCATGTCATTTAAACTTACGAGTTTAGAAAGTTTCTTTTGAGCTTTGCAGTAGTCACAATGACCACATTTTTTAGGTTCTTGCTTGCCTTGAATCACGTCCCAGACCTCTTTGACGTTGTCCTTAATCTTTTCAAGGCCTTCATCAAGCCAATTTTCATCAACTTTGATAAATTCCTTGTCCGGAACATTTTCTTTTGATACAGCTACGATAAGCGGCCTAAACTCTTGGCCTGTCATCTGTTTCAGTAGCTCACGATAGAGAGCGAGTTGACCATTATAGCCAAAATTTAAGATATTATTGACTGCTGCTGGCACTTTCTTGTGTAGGTCTGAGTTCCACTCTTCGTTGTAAATCGACCTCATGGTCTTCAAGTCAACAAAATAGCCACGAGATAGGTTGATACTGTCAAGCTTGCCTTTGATTGGCACTCCTTCAATTTCACCGGTCACAATCATTTCTTTTTTGACGTCATCACTTGGATACCCGTGATATAGACGATTAAAGTTGTCATCATCTTTCAAGGCGTTAATCATTTTTTCACCGACAACGAAATCAGCTTTAAGATTTCCTTTATTCTTACCTGTCTTGGCAATGATTTTTGCTTTATTTTCTTCAACAAAAGTGTCGTGAACCTTTTCGGATTCAAAGTAGCTATGTACGTAATTGCCGACCAAAAGAGCGGTCTCATCTCGGTCTTCTATCCATTCGCCGTTATCAACAGCGTAAGCTTTGGCTTGACATTTCATATACTGCTTAAAGCGTGAATTAGACAAGTAAGTTTTATCTTGATAGTAGTTCTCATCTGTTAGCTTAGTCATATAGGTCTCCTATCTGCTCAAATAGCTCTGTTTGTTCCGATTCGTGTAATTCTTCAGGTTCTGAAATTTGAGCCGATTCTGGGGCTTCTGTGAGCTCCTGAGAGGTATCTTCGATTGGTGTCACATCTTTAGGTTGTTTTGTTTCTTCGTCAGCAGCTTCTGGCAATGGTTCACCAAGGAAACTGTCAATGCTTTCACTGTCGTCTTGTTCTGGCGTTATGTCTTTGACATTTCGTTCGTCATCATATTCGTTCGCTGTCGTTCGATTGACCGCGTCAATGAACAAGTCATTGTCGTCGCTTGTGTTAAAGAACTGTTTAGCAGCGCGATTGATGACAGTACGTTTTGCCATTTCTTGCGGGAAATTATTTTGAACAGTTTTGTTTTTTGATTGAGCCCATGATTTATCAATTTCTTTTTTAGTCATAATTGTTAAAATCTTTTCGCCGTCAAATTTTTCAATGATACAGTAAGCACCAATAATCGGATTGTCTTGATTAAGCCAATTAGTGTCGTGTTTAACCAACACCTTGCGACCCTCAACGTTTTTGATTTCAACATCATCACCTTCATAGATAACTTCGGCATAAATGTCTCTAACTTCAGGTAATTGTTTTACAACTTTCATTGTTCCAAAATACGAACGTGTTAATTTGACTTTGTTCCCGTAAGGAATGAAATAGCATTGTGTCTTAGCGGGACTTAGTCCTTGCGTAACCATATCAAGCAAGGCATTGTAAATACTTTCGTGTGTACATTTTTCTAGCAAATTCCCTCCGTTAGCATTCTTTAGAGCGTAATAAGCAGAGCTTAGAGCATTACTTACGCTGTAATTTGGTGCTACTAGCAAGCCTTCGCCTTTCATCTCTTCGATTCGGTTAGCTACATTTGATGTAATTTGTTTTTGCGTTAATTCTGTTGTTGTCATGTTTTTCTCCTCTACCAATTACAATCTTCTAGCTGATCATCTTTCCAGCGGTCATAAGCCTCGTCTTCATCACAATGAAATACTTCTTCGTGGTCCTCATACGTACTTAGCCAATTATCGTAATCAAAATCGCCAAATAATCCATGTTGCATTAGCTGACCTTTCTAGCTTCTAGCAAGTAATAGCAAGTCTTAGCGCCATAATCAATGCGAATGCTGTTTCCACTCATTGACTTTCCAAAACGTGGTTCTGAAATAGCTGAATAAGCGTATGCATGATTTTTGAGTGCTTTAATCGCTTGGTGCATATCGTCGAAAAAACCAAGATGAAACTTGCGATAACCGTTGATTACATGTAATAATTCAATCTTCATTACTCTTCGTCCTCATCTGAAAATAATGTATCACCTACTGTCTCTGCTACATCTTTACCATCCAACACATCTTCAAGAATATGTGAGAAAACGTGCATTGTTTCAAAGAATATCAATTTATCTTCTGGCTGTTCAATAATCCTATCCTTGTGTAACCCAATCGCTAGCGTTGATGTTCCGTGCATAAACTTTTGTAGTTCTTCGATACGTTTCAAAGTTTTGTGTTGGTTTAAAATTGTTTCTTTTACATTCATAATTAATCCTCCATCATCGCCGCTTTTAGCGCATCTAGCTGTGCTTGTTCGTCTACTGTCGCTTCGTGTTTGTATTCTTCATCTACCCACTCAGGTACGTTGCTTTTAGTTGGTTGCTGATTAGAATAGCTACGTCGCTGTTTTTTACTTTGGAAATTTTCTTTCTCTTCGTTAGCTTGTTCTATAGTCGTAATCCCTTTTGCTTTCCAACTATCCAAAATCTTAAAAGTGTAATTAGGATTATCAATACCGCTATCAGTAGTGCGTCTAACCGCTTCTTTAACCAATTCCATATCCATACCGTCTAAACCGATATACTCTAGCAGACGTGTCATGTGTCTGTCATTGACCTTTAGACCTTCCGCCTTTACAAATTGTCCGAAATCGACTGGTCTGTTATCTGTATATATATTATTTGATATATTAGTATTGATATTATTAGTATTGATTCCGTGTACTTTGTTCACTTCCGGACGTGTACTTTCTACACTTCCAGTGTGTACTTTGTTCACTTCCGGACGTGTACTTTCTACACTTCCGTTGATATATAGGCGATTAGGCTTATTCATACCTTGTCTTACCTCTTCCAACAGTCCCACTTCGACTAGCTCTTTCTTAGCCTTAACGACTGCTTTGTTTGAGCAATTAAGTTCTTGCATGAATTGCTCGATAGTGAAAATCATGTAGATTCTTCCGTCTTCGTCATACCATTTGTTTTTGATTGATAGTGTCCGACGGTCAAAAAGTAGCATATACATCATTTTCGCTTTGTCACCTAAAGCTTTGTATGGCTCGTCTTTCAAAAGCCATTGAGGGAATTGATAGAAGACATTGTTCTTTACTTCATCAATATGCATTAACCTTCTTCCTCTCTTTCGCCCCAGCATCCGTGCCAACCGTCCGTGTCAAAGCCGATTAGCATGATTTCGTCTGTGTCAAAGTATTCATTTTCCATTTAGTACCTCTTAAATCGTATCGTCTGGCAAACCGTGAGCACGGTTGTATGCAATTGCACTCGCTTCCCAACCTGAATAATTAGTTTTGACTGGTTCTTCTTTCTTACATGCTCGTTTACCGAACACTGTTAATGTAATTACTTCAGCGAACGCTAAAACTGAGACTGTGATAATTAAATGTGTCATGTTAAACTCCTACTCTTTCTTCTAGTTTGATATTTTCCAGCATTTCTGCTAATGTTTCTTTTTTACTCAAATATCGGTTACGTGATTTCCATTTAACAAATAGCTCAAATCCTTTGTAATTGATAAAAACTATTCGATGTGTAGGATTGTCGACGTATTTCCTAAACTCTGGGTGCTCACGCATTTCAGTCGCCCACTGTTTCGCAACGCTCTTACTTAAACCTTCCCAACGTTGAATCAAATGATTGTAATCGCCCCATTCGGCTTTTTCGTCGTTGCCAACAGCTTTATACGTTATATTTGCTTTCGGCATAGCGCGCTCCTTTTTAATGTGATATAATCTAGTTAAGTATTTTTGTTAAGTCACTGATTTCTCAGTGGCTTTTTTTGTTATAATCATCTCGAAAGGAGGTGATTATATGAAATTGAACCCTGATTGTATTAGAGATATTTTGTTAGTTGTTGAAAAGCAGACTGATTTCAATAATCTTGCTTCGTTCACCAATAGAGAAGATTTTGAACAGTTGCCTATGTACTCTCCAAACGAAATAATGTATCATATTAGGCAATGCGACCATAGCGGACTATTTCTTGATAAAGTTATTTACGTATCTGAAGGTTGCTTTGTTAAAGATTTATCGCCCAAAGGCCATGAATTTTTGGCTGACATCCGTCAAGATACTAATTGGAACAGAACTAAAGATATAGCTAAAAATGTTGGTAGCTATTCAATTAAGGCATTGTCAGGTATTGCTTCGCAAGTCATTGCTGATGTCATCTCTCGGCAATTCAACCAGTAGTTTTAAGTACAATTCGGCATAGCTGCTTTCAGCTGTGCTTTTTAATTTGAAAGACTGTACACCTTTTAAATGCTCACCATCTAAAAAGATGCTTTTACCTTTTAACTCGAATTTGTTCGTAATTTTTTGTCCTTTCTATATTCGTTTCCCAGCTAGGCTGGTATAGTCCTAGCAGACCTAATGGAGTTCGTTTCATCATGTCAATTATTTATATTTCGGAGGCGTCTGCTAGAACCGTAGCAACCAAGCTGGGAGTGTAGTTAGAATAATTCCACTTGTTCAATCAATGGGTAAATGTCATTATCTTTTAACTTTTCATAAATAAATCGTCGTCCAAGCTGTGTCCAAACAGTTGTAATTTTACTGTGAACTTTATTGTCTTTGCCGACATAATCAAATGTTCGACTGGCAATATAGCCTTTACCTTGATATTTCGTGTAAAGAATCCATTGACCGTTAACTTTACGTTGAATACCGACTTGTTTCAAAATTTGGTTGAATTTATTGGCACTCATACCATAATCTTGCGCAATTTGCGTAGTTGTCAGCATATCTTTGGTTTGCAAGATCAAATCAAGGTAATCAGTTTGTTTTCTAGCTTCTTCAAGTTCTAACTGTAAGACCTCGTTTTTATGTTCAAGACTGATAATTTTGCTATCAGCAATTTTAAGAGCTCGAGCCATGATTTTCTCAGGACTGTTGAAGTCTTTTTCGACCTGAATGAAATACTGACGGACCTCTTTACCTTTGTCGGTACGTTGAATCATTGCGATTTCTTTTGCCATGTCTAGTTTTAGAACGTGGTCAGTCATTTCACGTTTTACTTCTCTCTTGCCTTCCGTTCGAACCTGCTCAAATTTGAGCGGGTTGAAATCTTCATGTTCAGTAAAACCATATTCGGTCATACGTTTAAACCAATCTTTATAAGCCGTCTTAACTCCTAAAACCTGATGAAGTTGACGACCTGAAACGACAGGCTCTTGATTTTTATTTAAAGTTACATTGATTAATTTGTTCATGTGCTATCCTTTCTAAATTCAATTTCCTTCTTGTCTGGTATAATAAATTCAAGAAGGAGGTGATATTTATGACTGAAATTCACGCTTGTCTTTGTGGTGAATGGGTTAATCTTTCTGATGATAGTGAATGCGTTATCGGAGAAAATTACCAAGACCCAATCACTTGGTGGAAAGAAGGTTCACCAGTATGGTCATCTGGAAACCGTAATTCAAATAGTTACGAAACCCTTGACTATGTGAATATTCATTATCGTGGCAAAGATTACCGCATAAATCCAATTTTTATTCAGATTGTAAAGTATTAATCTTTGTTCCAGAAAGAATAATTGTTTTCAATCTCTATAATGTCTAAGTCGTCTAGTATAATCTGGTCGGCTTTTTTGGTTAATTGTGCTTCTACTGCTCTATTCAGTTCAAACCACTCTCTTTTAGTAAATTTCTTACGAAATTCGAGAAATTGTTTAATAGATTCGTTCATGTTTGCTCCTTTCTAAGTTGCTGATAAATATTTATTTCGATTTAATTCGTATTTTTTCCCTAAAAAAATAAAATCAGGGTCTACTTCGTAGAAATCTGCAAGTTTTCGTAATAGATTCACCGGAATTCTTGTGCTGTCGTGCTCATATTTAAGCAAAGTTTGATGATGGATTCCGATTTCTTCAGCTACTTCTTTAGCTGATAAGCTGTAATTCGTGCGCAAGGCACGTAACGTCATTTTTTGCATATCCTCACCCCTTTCTAAAATGGTATAATGAAAATAAAAACGATTGGAGAAATATTATGTTAAAGTACCCTGTTCCTAATACAAGCTGGAAGATGTTCTATCAAAGTACCAATCCATTACCTGAGCCGTTTGGAACAGCCATGCATTCATCTATATTTGATTATTTGGCAAGTGTCAGTGAAAATGTCTTACCAAGTTTTGTAGATGAAAACCTAGCAATAATTTTCGCCCCGTTCATCGAATGTCCTGTATCTTTTCCAAAAGATAATCTGATTTTCTTACATCTGCAAGAACCAAATGGGTACTCGCAAGTTATCTATCAGCTAGGACATGAGTTATTACATGCTTACTATAAATCACAATGTGATACGCCGATGTTCTGGTTTGAAGAGGTTCTGTGTGAGGTGTCCTCTCACATATTCTTACATGGCTTTGCTAATAACTGGAATAAGTCATCGGCACCCCTTGTTAGTTCTTTTTCTGATTCTGCGCTAGAATATAGTAATTCACAACTAAAAGAAAGCGAGCCTGTAAACCTTAAGCAACTGCCATTAGACTATTTGCAAAATAATCCTACTGGAAACCGCAAGATAAATACCTACATTGCTTCAATCATGCTGCCTGTTTTTCAAAAACGTCCCGATTTTTTAGCAGAATGTCGTAAGCTATCCGTATTGTACAGAGAAACAAACCTTATTGATTTCTTCAGCAAAGCTAAAAATGTAATATCAGCAGACTACCAGCTAGACTTAGCTAAAATAGAAGCCTTGTTTATCTAACTCCCTCTATTCCTTTTGGGGTGATTGAATGAATTTCAGCGCCTTTAAGGTCTTTATCAGCTATGCCTTTTCCGTCCGATAAAGCGCTCTTAATCAAGTCAATCACTTCTTTTTTATCTGTTTCAGACAGTTGCGCCTCTAACATCTGCTCTATTTTATCCGCTTTTTCAGCTATATAAATCACAGTTCTCAATATTTCATTGAGGGCTGTTTTTTTCTAGTTCGTTCATATCTGCCCCTTTCTATGTTTTATTTTTTGTTCGTAAGCACGCAATTCGATTTCGCGCTCTACTCGTTTGCATAATTTCAACGCTTCTCCGTAAGTTTCGCTTGATTCGATAATCTTGTCAGCTACCTTGATGATTAAATACTCGCTCATTGCTGCTCCTCTCTGTCTTTAGACTGATTTAAAATCTTAAAAGACTTTGTATAATATTTTTGTGGATAAAACCTTTACGCTCTTTTGTTCATACACAAAAATATTGAAAGGAGAAAATGTGAGTAAGAATTTCGATACTTTTAAAGAGAAAACATACGACTCTTTACGACAAATGATTTCGGGTGACACCGATATAATTATAGGCATGATTGAAACTCTTTTGCAAGCTCAAGCTAAAGATTTAGAAGGTACGTTTACTAACGAAAAAATCAATGTCTTGACGAAAAAAATTGATGAACTTGAGTCAGAAGTTCGTAAACTTTCGAAGTAGACTCATTTAACTTTCGTCTACTTTCAACTATTTGCTTTTGATTTTCAAAGTTGAAAGTAATCCAAGATTTATCAAACGCTCTTATCGCTTCTACGATAGAGTGTTTTTTATTTCCACAATACGGATAGCGTTTGGGTCTCATGCGCTCACCCCCCTTTGCTTTGTTAAGGCCTTTCTCAACCTTACGAGTTTATTATAATACGAATTAAATCGTAAGTCAATAGTTTTTACGAAAAAATTCGTATTTTTTATGCTTTTTTTATTTACAAATACGAATTAAAACGATATTATATAGTTAGAAAAAAACGAAACGAGGTACAATATGGCACGAGGAAGAGGAAAACTAACGCCTCAAGATATCGAATATATGAAAATAATCTCTAGTAATATAAATAGATTATTAAACGAACAAAACAAGAAACAAGTTGATATCGCAAGAGGGACTAAAATCCCACCTTCAACTATTACTGGATATGTAAAAGGAACTTCTCTTCCTATTCCGGGAAATGTAGAAAAAATAGCTGATTTTTTCGGAGTTCTAAAATCTGATATTGACCCACGTTTTAAAGCTACCAAAAAAACAATTTCATCTAAAATCAACTTTGACCCTCGCCAAGCGATTCTACTGTCTAACTATAATAAGTTAAACGACAATCGCAAGGATAAGCTTGTACAGGTTTCCGAGAAGCTTTTGGCAGAGGAAGACGGTAAGGTCGTTGATATTTGCGAAAAACGTGCCGAATACGAAACTAGAAAGCGTGTGAGCTTACCCGTTCCCGGTAAGGTTTCAGCCGGTACTGGCTACTGGCAAGAGGACGACTATGACACTATGGTAGATTTCTACGAAGATGAAATCCCAGACGAAAGCGAATATGACACTATCGCGATTGTAGTCGGCCATTCAATGGAGCCTAAAATCAAAAACGGCGATTTTCTTTTTATCAAATTGAAGAATCAAGTTGACCTAAACAAAATCGGCATTTTTAAAGTTGATGGTGAAAACTACGTCAAGAAACTAAAAAGCGACCGCTTAGAGTCACTTAACAAAGAATATGATGATATTCAACTTTCGGAAGAAAACGATGTGCGTACAATCGGCGAAGTAGTGGATATTTACAGGGAGTGTTAAAAATGAGCGAAGAAACTAGGCCGATGGAAGTTATCTGTCATGACTTAGATTGTCAATGTAACAGACGTCGTGAATGGATTAAAGTCAACGGTGAATGGCACCCTATTGAATATTCAGTAGCTGACCCTAACGAGCCACCGATGACCGAAAAAGAGAAAGAAAACATTGCTAAAATCATTATCGCCTCTATGGCAAAAGAATAAATAATTGTGCAAATACTGAACCACACTAAAAGCTGAGAATGGAGAAAAAAATGGGAATGTTTGCTAAACGCTGTCCATATTGCAGAAGCACTAATATTCAGTTTATGAATCAGGACAGAAAAAATTTCAATGGTTGTGTTGGTTGTATTGGATTTTTAATTTCTTGGCCACTCGTCCTACTTGGACTTGTCGGTAAGAACGGAAAAAACAACTGGCACTGTAATAACTGTGGTAGAACCTTTAAAAGTAAATAATTTTTATCAATTATAGGAGAAATAAAAATGAAAAGAATGTTTTTAGTAATATCTTTATTATTTGTTAGTATTATTGTTGCTGGCTGTGGAACAACATCAACCAAAAAAGAAGTGAAATATTATGATAATGATTTTGTTACTGATTTAGGAAAGGCGTTAGATGCCAGATGGACATATACTGATGATAAAGCAAATGCTGACGTTGTAATGACTGAAGAAGGATACGAAACAGCTACTCAGACAGAGCTTGATGTTATTGAAAAATATCAAGATCTTAAATTTAAAGATAGCAAACTTAAAGAAGCTGCTTTAGCTTATATCAATGAACTAAAAAATGGTTTAAAAGTTGCTAAAACGTATGGTTCAGATTCATTTTATGATAATTGGGAAAAACATTATGATTCTAGAACTTCGAAATTAATTGCAATCAATGATATCAAAAAAATTGAAGTATCTGAAAAAAACCAAAGTATTTTAGACGAATTGTTAGCATCTGGAAAAGAAGTTCAAACAAAGAACAAAAACGAAGATACAATAAAATCATTTGCTGACTCTCTCACATTTACATTGGATGAAGCGAATTCAGACAAATCTGCTTCATATTATATCTATACTGCTACTGCTGAAAATACTACTCAGTTGAATTTTGAATATTTATCTCTAAATATCAAGTTAATTGATGATCAGGGAACTACCGTTGATACTCAACCAATTTATGAAAATAACTGGGCTGCTAACGAGAAACGAAACCTTGAATTTATAACAAATAAAACTTTTTCAACCATTCAAATTACAGTAAATGATTATAGTTTAGAAGATTAAAGCTAACAACGTACAAATGTTTTTTTTAAGCTAAACAGTTAGAAGGGATATTGATTTATGACTAACCATTTTAGGGAACTTGTTCAAGAACTACTTGAACATATCGATAACAATCCATTAACTGATGAACAAATTGAAAAAATTGAAAAATGGGTTGAGGAGAATAGGAAAGAATAAAAATATTATTAAGGTTTTAGGAGAACACATGGATGAAACTAAATATATTTCAGAAAGATTAGATGACCAAATTAATTGGTATGATACTAAAAGCCAAAAACATCAAAAATGCTATAAGTGGTATAAAAAAATTGAAATCCTAGCTGGTGCTATTGTACCCATTACTTCTGCATTTAATATAGCTAATTTTAAAATTATATCTGTTTTGTGTTCTAGTGCTATATTAACGTGCGAGTCTTTAATTTCTCTTTCTAATCACCAATCAAACTGGACACAGTACCGTACAACAGCTGAAACATTAAGGCATGAAAAATATATGTATCAAACACAAACAGGTGTATATAAAAATGAAGAGGATAAATTTGCTTTACTTGTTGAACGCTGTGAAACAATTATATCCAGTGAAAATATTAACTGGGCAAACTTGCAAACTGACACTACTAAAAGAAAGGAGAAAAATTAGTGAGCAAACATAAATGTTTTATCTCGTTCAAATCACAAGATATGGATTATAAGAAGTATATCCAAAATAATTTAGATATAGACATGATAGACAAATCATTAAATGAACCAATTAATTCTACAAATGAAGATTACATAATGCGCAAAATTCGTGAAGATTATTTGCAAGATTCAACTGTAACAATACACCTTATTGGGCAATATAGCTCCGAAAATAATTGGTTACAAAATCAGAATTATATCAAACGCGAGCTGCAAGCATCGTTATCTAATACCTCAGCTGGGACAAGAAATGGAATACTTGGTATTGTACTCCCTGAAATGTATAGCACTATCTATACTGGGACTTATACTTGTAATAAATGCGGTAATCGCCATAACGGTGTAAAAATCAACGACGATACAACTATTCCTGAATTTAATTACAACTATTATTTACCTCTCGAAGAAGGAAAGTGTGCATGGTCTGAAGAAGATAGGTACTGTGTACTAGTTAAATGGGATGATTTTAAGAAGGATCCAAACAATTACATTGACCAAGCCTTTGAAAAACGTAATAGTGAAATAACCAAAAAAATAAAGGTCAGATCTTAGATCTAACCTTCCAAAACTTCATAAGTTTTCTGAAATATATCTGGTTTAACTGGATAGCGTTCACCGTCTACACCTGTTATTATCCAGTCACCTACAGATGCTTTCATCCGCCCCTCTAAAGTATCGATATACTGTACTTTATCAGTTTGTACTGCATCAACAACAATCGCCTTTTTTCTTACTTTAACCATTACTTCACCTGCGCTTTTATTTTTATTATAACATATTTAGGAAATATTTATGACTATTGAAGAACTTGTTGAATCATATGGAGTGACACTAGCTTACTTTGACAATGATCTATGGCCACGACCTGGCATTTACATTGATGACATCAAAATTATCTTCGTCAATAAATCACTTTCGGAAGAAGCTATGAAGAAAGTTGTTTATCATGAGCTTGGACATCTTGAACATGATTCTAATCAATATCAAAGACGTCATGAACAATTCGAGTTACAAGCTAATCGAAATATGATCAGACTCTTATTAGAAGAAGAGTTGAGAGAATCAGACTATGAGTTCAACTACGTCAATTTTATGCAAAGGCACCAATTGAATACTGTGGCAGATGAGTGCATGGTAATTGATGAATACTATAATTTAATGGATATTGTTTAATAATATGTGCAATCACTGAACCACAATAAAAGCTGGAGAATGGAGAAATAAATGAAAAAGAGTAGCGGAGCAGGAAAAATTATTTTGATTATCCTATTAGTTGCTTTAGTTGTTGCTATTGCTGCAATTTTAATGCCAGTAGCTCTAATTGGTGGAGTTGGTGCGATTTGGTACTTTACTAAAAGGAAACCAGATATTAAAAAGAGAAATATCTCAATTGCAGTTGCCGTAGTTGGTTTGCTAGGAACTATCTTTATCACACCAGCTGTTTTTAAGGATAACAACAATTCAACAACTACTTCTTCTACAACTGTTACTACATCTTCTAGTTCTTCTAAAACTAAAGAAAGCTCATCATCTTCAAGTAGTAAAGCAGAAACAACTACAGAAAGTTCTTCCAAAACAGAGGAATCAACTGAACCTACTACTCAAAACGATGGTCCAGAGTATACCAAAGAATCGAATGCAGCTTTTGCTACTGCTTTCATGAACACTTTGAATCAGTCTCTTGCTGATGGCGGTGTCAATGTAAGCATGAGCGTGCAATACATGGGTAAAAATCTTATTTATGTTATTGTTCCTCAAGATTTCAAATATGAACCTACTTCAAGCATTCAAAAGTTAGCTGATACCGTCTACCAAGCAAAAGAAAATTACTTCAACGAGTGGGCTATTGATAACGGATATGATTTAAGTTATACTAATGCACCACATCTTTACATCAAATCCGACGGAGATCAAACTACTCTAGCTGAAGAAAGTGGTATTTTCAACAAAACAATGAAAGTAAAAGTTAAAAACTAATCATTCATATAAGGAGAAGAAAAATGGGATTATTTAGCAATGCAAAAGAAGAAAGCACATTTTCAACTGCTTCAGGACTTGATAACTTGCATTATGTAGTTCTTCAAGTCACTTTGAAAGAAAAATTTATCGGAACTGGTTCAGGAAACTTGACTGAATTAGAGAATGTTATCAATAAACAAGTTAAAAAGGGTTATCGCCTACACACAATCACTACTACTAACGGTGGTAGCAAAGGTTTTGGCGGCGGTGACCGAATCCAAGCTACAATGGTATTTGAAAAAATTGTTTAAACGCAAATAAAAAAATCCCCATGCTCCCGTCGACAAACTAGAACATGAGGATAAAAATAATTGGTATAGAAATAGCCATTAAATAGGCGTTTTTCTTATACCCATTTTATCAAAAAAGTGAGGTAAAAACAAATGTGGATTGAAGAATTGTCCAACGGTAAATATAAGTATTTCGAAAGATATAGAGACCCTTACACTGATAGATGGAAAAAGGTGTCTATTACACTTGAAACCGGATCTAACCGAGCGAAAAAGGAAGCTCAAAAAATTCTTGAAGAAAAGATCAAAAAAGCTTTAAGAAACTTAAAAACTTCTGACGCTTACTTCACTGATGTTTTAGATTCATGGTGGGAATTTCACAAAAAAGAAATCAGGCGTACTTCTATTAGTGCTCTCACAAGTAATGTTAGACTAGTACGTGAAACTTTTGGTTTAAAAACAAAAATTACGAAGATTGATACTCTTTATGTTCAAGACTATATAAACAAACTTGATATTTCACGCCCAAAATTAGAGCGCGTTAAATCAATACTAAACCTATCTTTTGATTACGCTGTAACTATTGGGCATCTCAAGATGAACCCTGCTAGACAAGCAAAACTTCCTAAAAAAGTTCTAACCCTTGAAGATTACGAAAAAATCAAGAACAAATATCTGGAAATTGAAACAGAGTTAATACCATTGATTCAAGAATTACGACGCACGAAACGGACTTACTTGAATTCACTGATTGCCGAATTTCTATTTTTAGATGGTGCACGTATTGGTGAAGTCGTTGCTTTAGAAGATATTAATTACCGTAAAGAAGATAATTTTGTAGATATTTTTGGCACTTTAGACAGTGTCCAAGGATACAAGAAAGCCAAAAAGGAACCGCCTAAAACACCTGCAGGTTATCGTAGTAATAAACTGTCAAAACGTGAATCAGAAATATTAGATGAAGCTATCCAGATTCGTGACTTAAATAAAAACTTAAATCCTAACTGGATAACCATGGACCGTAGCTACATATTTGTAACTAATCGTGGAGTGCCTATCCAACGTAATTCATTTAATGAATCTATCAAGGCCGCTAATCAGCGACTAGAACACCCGATTAATAAACCTATCAGCTCGCATATCTTTAGGCACACGCTTGTTAGTTATTTGGCTGAAAAAGGTGTTCCTTTAAAAGCTATCATGGACCGTGTTGGACACGAGGACAGTGACACCACAATGAAAATTTATACGCATGTCACAAACAAGATGAAAGACAAAGTTGTTGACATGATTAATGAATTACCACTTTAG